ATTATTGAAAACGGACAACCAATCCCTTTTTATAATTTAAGCACATTCCCTCGTGAACTCCTTGCTAGTTATGGCACGGATGAAGTCGCAAGAAAAACTTTTCTTAATAAACTTTACTCCCGTGGATGGTATAAGGGCGACGACAAACCAGGCGGTGGTTTATCTGATGAAGACGAAACAGCAGTCTATAGACTCTTGTATGCTTCAAACCTGACACAAACACCGTTTACTAAAGTTCTTTCTTCAGTTAAGCAATCACCATTTGTAAGCGCATCAGGGAAGGGTGCAGGTTTTAGACCGTCATCCACTGAAGACCTTGTTGAAGTAGCAAATCGTACTGCCCTGTCAACTATCGGACGCAAGTTATCTGCTGAAGAATCATCCAGGTTTTCAAGGGCTTACCAAGCAAGCCAACAAACCGAAGCCTCTGGTGGTATGTCTGCTCCTAGCACTGAAGTATTTTTCAAGAACCGCATTGAAAAAAAGTACGGTGCTGAATCTGACGGGTACAAATATCTATCTGCTATTAGCAATGTAGCAAAACTTATGGAGAACATGTAATGGCTGCTAAAAAAAGAACCCCTGCCCCACCGCTTGCCCCGCTTGGACAAACTCCTACTGCTACAACACCAACGACAACCGTTGTTCCAGGAACACTCACATACCCAACTGTTGCTCCTGCAGCCAATACAACTCCTCAATGGATAAAGAAGCGTGCTGCTGCATATGTAGTTGCTCTTGGTTTAAGTCCTGCTGCTGCAAAAAAGAAAGCAACGGATGAAACAAACGATAGAACTATTGATGCTGAAGCCAGCGACCCGTTCTTCATAATGGGGTCTGAACCTTTAGAAGGACCTGGTTCAGCAAAGAAATTCCTTGCTGCTTTGAATAAAGCAAAGGTGAACCAGGCAACAAGCAGGTGGGCTGTACCTGGTTATGGTTTGTATACCGACCAAGAGTATTACGACCTTCGTGCTGCTGCTGTTAAGTCTGCTGCTGATGAGGCTGCCTCTGGTGGTGGCGGAGACGACAATGGCGGTTCCAGCGGCGGCGGTGGCGGTAGGGAACCAAGAGATTTTGGCGGAACAAAACCAGCAAGACCAGTTGAGGGTGACACATACACAAACTCTAAGAAGGTTAAGTTCACATTCAAAGGTGGAAAATATGTACGCACAGCAGTCATCGCTGGTGCCACTGACACAACTTCAGATGCGTGGAAAAAAAATGTTCAAGAAGAATTTGGTTCTTTATGGGATGTTTACAATAGTGACCCTGAAGTTAAAAAAGTAATTGACGATGCCGTCAAGGGTGGCTACCAAGACGATGAACAAAAGATGAATGCAAAACTTCAAAACACATCTTGGTATCGCACCACTCAACAGTCAGCACGGCAGTGGGCTGTTCAGCAATCAACCGACCCTGCCACAGCAGAATCACGGGTTGTTAATTCTATTGAAGAATTAAGAGTTGACGCAAGCAACCTGGGTTTTACCCTCCCTGATGAAGCATTGCGCAAACTTGCTACTGACTCAATAAAGTTTGGTTGGTCACCCCAACAGAAATTAAATGCTTTAGGTTCGGAGCAGGTAGCAAACGCTCAACTCGGTGGTGCACAGGGCATGGCTGACTTAAGACAGTCTTCTGTTGCCCGCAACCTTCGTGCTAAAGCAGCAGCCTTTTTTCAGAAACCATCAGAAGAAATGATTAGTAGTTTTACACAGCAAATTCTCACTGGTCAAAAGAGTGAGGTGCAGTTTGAAGAAGCAATGCGTGGTTCTGCCCGCACCCAGTTCCGTTCATTGCAGCCAGCCCTTGACAAAGGTGAAGATGTTGCTACTGCTATGTATGCCTATACACAACAAGCAAAGTCAATCCTTGGCAACGCTGTTGATACAAGCCAGATTGACTGGACCCAGGATAAATGGAACAAGGCTTTGAATTTTCAGGATGCAAAGACTGGTGAATACCGTCAGATGGATTTGTGGGAATGGAATAAATATCTGCGTACCCTCCCTGAGTGGCAGAATACAAATGAAGCAAAATCGGCGTATGGTGACTTAGCCATATCGTTGGCTCGTGGATTTGGAAAGACGGCGTAATGTCAGCAAGAGATGATGCAATTGATTTCCTTCGGCAGTTTGGGTTGGACTCTTTGATTTCCAATCTTGATTCTGCTTTGCAGGATGACCCAACTATTTTTAGTGGTCAGTATGGTCAGGAGCGTATGTTCCGTGCTATCAACACCACCGAGTTATACAAGAAGCGGTTTGCGGGTATGGCTTTGCGGGAGAAGAACGGTTACAAACCTATTAGCGAGTCTGACTATATTGCTATTGAAAAAGAGTTTGACCAGACCCTTCGTGTCAACGGCATGCCTAAAGGGTTTTACGATAAGCAAGAAGACTTTGCATCATTTATTGGCAACGATGTCCGTGCAGACGAACTCAACACCCGTATCCAGCAAGGATACAAAGCAGTATATGAAACCGAACCAGGCACCAAGGAAGAACTAAAGCGTCTATACGGTCTTCAAGATAACGACATCGCAGCGTTCCTTATTGACCCAACCAGGTTTAAACAGTCAGAGGCTGTTACCAAGGCTGAGGCTGCAAGGCGAGCCAACGCTGCCCGTGAGCAAGGACTTCAACTTACTGCTGCCCAATCAGAAGAACTGGTCAACCGTGGTGTTGGTCAAGCAACAGCACAACAAGGTTTCCAGGCGTTAGCACAAACCCAAGAACTATTTGGTACAACCACAGCAGAAGCAGCATCAGGTGAACAAGCCATCACCCAAGAAGAACAAATTGCTGGGGTCTTTGGAACCAACGCTGAAGCCCGCCAAAAAATTGAAGCCCGTAAACGGAAACGCACCGCACAATTTCAACAGGGTGGTTCACTCCTTGCCAGTCAAACAGGCAACATAGGTTTAGGCACAGTAGGGCAGTAGCACACAACAAAACAATGTGCTAACTTAAGTCTTGACCCCGATGGGGAGACATTGCTAACAGCCCCCCTAGTTAGCGATTGTAAAACGGGGTGTAAATATGTAGCCATCACAGCCCTCCGTTGTGATGTGGACTTAAGGAGAGTGCCATAATGTCAAACTTTGAAGATGATTTCAACGAAGACGACTACGACCAGCCAGCAACTGAAACGAACCCAGTTCGTGCAAGGATGAAGCAACTGGAAAAGGAAGCCAAAGAACTACGCAAACAAGTTGCAGAGTTCGCAGTAACCCAACGAGAGTTGGCTTTTGCAAAAGCAGGGATAGACCCCGCTTCACCACAAGCCAAGTATTTCGTTAAAGGATACGACGGTGACTTAAGTCCAGAAGCAATCAGGGCAGCCGCAGAAGAAGCACAACTGATTACACCCCAACCTGTTCAAGCAGACCCAGACAAGGCAGCATGGCAGCAAACCAATAGGATTGCCGCTGGAGCCGAGACTGCTTCTGAAGGACCATCTTGGGTTAAACGAATCAGGGACGCATCGTCAGCAGAAGAAATTTCTAACATTTTTGCAGAGGCACAAGCCCAAGGTATCAACCTTGGTTAACCAAACCCCCCTCTAAAATTTAAGGAAAACCCCAAATGGCTGATTATTACGCAGCAGAAACAGGCACCTCCAACCTCAATGTTGACCAGGTTGCCTTTGAGAAGTTGGCATATTTTGCCCTTCGTCCAGAAATGTACTTTGACCAGTTCGCAGATGTTCAAGCAACAAACGCAACTAACCCAGGTGCATCCGTCAAGTTCACAGTCTTCGCAGACCTTGCAGCAGCAACCACTGCTCTTGGTGAAGCAGAAGATGTAACTCCAGTCGCCATGAGCGACGCTCAAGTTACTGTGACCCTTGAAGAATATGGTAACGCAACGGTAACAACCGCTAAGTTGCGTGCTTCATCCTTCCTCCCTGTGGACCCAGTAGCCGCTAACGCTGTTGGTTACAACGCTGGTTTGTCAATTGACACCATCGCTCGTAACGCTGTCCAGGCTGGAACAAATGTTATTTACGCAACGGGTGGTACAGATACCGCTACGGCTCGTGTTGACATGGATGTTGATGACACCATCACCGCTAAAGATGTCCGTCGTGCAGTGGCTCAATTGCGTGGAGCGAATGTTCCAACAATTGGTGGCAACTATGTCGGTTTCATCCACCCAGATGTTTCGTACGACCTTCGTGGTATTACAGACGCATCAGGTTGGCGTGACTCATACAAGTACACCAACGCAATGCCTCTTTACAACGGTGAAATTGGTATGTTTGAAGGCGTTCGCTTTATGGAGTCGGCTCGTGCTCCAATCTTTGCAAACGCTTTCAACGGTTCAGGTGCCGCTGGTACAGGTGACTCATACGGAACACTCATCATGGGACAGCAGGCTCTTGCCAAGGCTGTATCTATGGGTGGCGAGTATGGCGCACAGCCAACAATCGTGTACGGAACAGTTACAGACCTCTTGCAGCGTTTCCGCCCAGTTGGTTGGAAGCACTTCGTTGGTTACGCAGTATTCCGTCAGGAAGCACTTCGTCGTATTGAATCTGCTTCAAGCATCGGTTCAAACGCCGCCTAATTCCCGACAAGGAATTGCGAAAGCCCCTGCCGAAAGGTGGGGGCTTTTGCTATTCTTAAGACATGACTACCTTTAAACCACCCACAGATAACTATGTGAACTGGGCTTTACCAGGCGAGCGTGGCATCCTTGCTGTCTTAAGACCTGGAAGGCGTGGACGCAATGTGTTCAAAATGAACGACGGTTCGTTCACTGAGTTCCAACCATCAGAACAAGAAGATGTTGCTATCACCTACCACGGTGGTCATGTCCACACGATTGATGCCACAGAAGAAGCAGACCTGCGGGCTGCGGGATATGGAGACTACATTGAAGCATAGGGAAACACATCCAGGTTTGGATGTTGAGGGTTGTTTCGGATGCCGAGTAGCAGGGGTACAGATGGGGTCTAACTCCACCACCACCAAAGGTGAAGCGGTGTCTCATATTAACCAGCGTGAAAAGAACTGGTCTAAAGATATGCCTGCC